CTTCATCATCGGCGATGCAGGCGGCGACAATGCCGTGTCCAGCCTGAAGTACCGCGTGACTGCAACCCACGGTGCAGGCGTGACCGCAAAGGACAATCTCGGCGCTGACTCCAGCCCGGTCGTTGCCATTGCAGCAGGCAGCAAGACCAAGGATACCGCTGCCTACACCCCGTTCCGTAACGTGTTCTACGGTGCATCCACCGGCAAGCCTGCTCTGGACAGCGCGGCCATCCGCGCACTGGGCAAGACCGGCAAGGCGTATGCCGCTGGTACGCTGACCATCAACGTCCCCGTCGGTGCGCAGCGTGTGGCAATCGCCTGCATTGCGACGGCCAAGGGTGTCACCAAGGTCATCAACGAAACCGCGATGAACGCGGATGTCACCAGCACCTTCACCAAGTCTACCGTGTCCGTCGAGGGCGCAAATGGCTATGCGGCGAAGGATTACAACGTCTGGGTCTTTGAGCCTGCTGTTGCCTATGGCAATGCCGCAGTCCTCAAGGTTACGCTGGGCTGAGAGGGGAGGAACTGAACATGGCTGTGAACAATACCGCAAAGGCATACTCCAACATGGAGTTCCCCCTGAGCATGAAACGTCAGGATGCTTTTGCTCTTGACCCGACCTGCGTCTGGCCTTCTCTGGCGGAGGCGCAGAACTACGCAAAGACGAACCCGACCGCGTACATCGGTCAGGTCCTCTCCGTGGTTGTTGATGGTACGGCTACCGCATACACCATCAAGAACGCTGCTGGCGATCTCGCCCCTCTGGGCGCTGCCGCAGTTGATATTGCGACCGATTCCGAAGTGAGCGAGATGCTGAGTGAAGTATTTCCCGCCGATAACACCTGATAACGATATGGAGGAATGAACGATATGGCATACAATGAGGAAAAGCTGGCCCGCCTGAAGCACCTGAAGCAGCTCGCACAGAAAGCTAAGGCTGAGAGCGACGCTGTTGCTACTCGTGTTAAGGCTCTGGAAGATGTTGGTGCACAGGCCAACGTGCTGGAGACCATTAAGGTCAACGGCGTGGTGCAGAGCATCGAGGATAAGGCTGTGGACATCAAGGTTCCCGGCTACACTGTGGAGAAGTCTGAGAAGTCCGGCAACTATGCTGCTGTCTACCGGCTCATGAAGGATGGCGTTGCCGTTGGCGCGGCTATCAACATTCCGAAGGATATGGTGGTTAAGTCTGGCTCTGTTGTGACCAACCCCACCGGCCAGCCCAAAGGCACTTATATCAAGCTGGTTCTGGCAAATGCCACCAACGACACCCTGTACGTTGATGTCGGCGGCCTGATCGAGTATGTTACCTCCGGCTCTGCTGCGGGTGATATGGTTGTCATCACCATTGATGAGCAGACTCATAAGGTCACCGCGTCTATCACCGACGGCGCAATCACTAAGGCAAAGCTGGAGACCGAGGTGCAGACCGCCCTGAACAAGGCCCATGAGCACGCCAATGCGGCCGAGCTGGACAAGATCGCTACCGGCGATAAGGCAAAGTGGGACGCCACCTCCGCCAAGGTTGAAGGCATTGCTGAGGGCGCTACCAAGGTCGAGGCCGGCACCACCGAAGGCAATATTAAGATCAATGGCGTGGAGACCGCGGTCGTTACCATCGCCACCGACGCTGAGGTCACTGAGATGCTGACCGAGGTCTTTGGCGCAACCGCCTGATAACCCATAAGTAAGAATGCAGCGGCAGGGGAATGGACTCCTGCCGCTGCTATTTTTGGAAAGGAAAGCGAACATGAGCGACAAACTCAACACGCTTGAAGCGCTTAGGCTTGCTTCTCTGAAGGCAAAGGGTTACACGGCAGAACAGATTGCAGAGTTGTCTTCTGCGATGGAAGACATCATCAAGGACATCAACGATTCCCTGAAGACCTGCGAAGATCATGTACAGTCGGCTCATGCTCCTGCCAATGCGGAAGAAAATGTCATTGTCAGCATCCAGCGGAACGGGCAGGCTATTCCTCCCGACAACAAAGTCGTGAACATCGAGGTCCCGATCAAGACCTCTGCGCTGGAGAACGACTCCGGCTATGCCACGACGGAAGATATTGAGGAAAAGGTCAACGGGGCCGGGCATCTGAAAGCCGTCCCTGTCGATGCTCTCCCTGCGCCCAGTGAGGCCAACGCTGACACCATTTATTTCCTTCGTAAGAACAACAGTGAAGCTGGGAAGCAGTACAGAGCGTACAAGCTCATCCACGGCGTCTTTGAGATCGTCGGCTCTGCGGAGGTAGACCTCACCGGCTACGCTACGCAGGAAAGCGTGGCAAAGGCGGATGACAACCTCATCAAGGGCATCTACAACAACATGACCGCAAGCAGCGAGAAGTATCTGGGCAGCGGGAACCTGCTGCTGTTCTGGACGCTGCTGAAAAGCCTGCTTAATGGCCATGAGTCCAGCATCAACGACCTGCTGGCCCGCGTGAAGCTGCTAGAGCTGATTCTCAGTGCTGATGTTACCGGCAACCCGTACTACGTCACCTTCAACACCCTGACGGATGTTGTGGTGTCCGCCGGCATCTGGAATGAGTCGGATGGGCGCATCGAATTTTAACAGGAAGGAGGAAGCGCAATGCACATACCTGAAGATGAGGCCGAGCGTCGGCGCTTGAATGAGCGTGGCCGTGAAATCCTCCGGCGGAAGAACGGCGCTGTGCGTCCGCATCGTGAGGATGGCTATGTGAACCTCCTGAACAAGTACGGAACCAAGCAGGACAACTCCGAGGCGTACAAGTTTGAACGGGAGCCGGTCATCCCTGATATGCAGCTCACCGGGCTGTATGAGGGCAACGGCCTGTTCTCCAAAATCATTGATACGCCTGCCGAGGAAGCGCTGAAACATGGTTTCGACCTGAACCTGAAAAGCGATGAGCTGAACGCCTTTGTGGAAGACGCTTTGGACGATCTCGAATGGGAGGAGAAAGCCGCCACCGCAATCAAGTGGGCGCGGCTCTACGGCGGTGCTCTTATCGTCATGCTGATCGACGATGGGCGCGGGCTGGAGGAGCCTGTTGACTGGGAACATATCCGCAGCATTGATGAACTGCGCGTCTATGAGCGCTCCATCGTGCAGCCTGACTACGCCAGCCTGTACCAGCAGGACTACGGTGGGAAGGGCGTTGGGAACCGGGTGTCCAAGTTCGGACAGCCGGAATATTACTATGTTTCCAGCATCTACGGTTCCTTCAAGGTCCATGAGAGCCGCTGTCTGGTGTTCCGCAATGGCGTTCTGCCGGAGCAGACTTCCAATGCAACCTACTTGTTCTGGGGTATGCCTGAATACGTCCGCATTCGCCGGGCGCTGCGGGAAACCGTAACAGCCCACACCGACAGCGTGAAGCTGCTGGAGCGGAGCGTGCAGGCCATCTACAGCATGAAGGGCCTTGCCTCTCTGCTGACCACGGATGACGGCGAGAACCAAGTGCTGAAGCGCCTACAGCTTGTAGACACTTCCCGTGGTCTGCTGAACAGCATCGCCATTGACTCCGAGGGAGAGCAGTACGACTTCAAGACGTTCCAGTTTTCCGGTGTCAAGGATGTCATCGACGCGACCTGCAATATGCTGTCCGCGCTGACGAACATCCCCCAGACGATTCTGTTTGGCCGCTCACCGGCCGGCATGAATGCCACCGGTGACAGTGACTTCGAGAGCTATTACAACTTTGTGGAGAAGATTCAGCGCTTGATGCTGAAGCGTAATCTCCGCACACTGCTGGACGTTGTGTTCCGGGCGGGCATCGCTTCAGGCGATGTGGCCGAGGAACCCGACTACAAGCTGGAGTTCAAGCCCCTGTGGAGCCTGAGCGACACAGAGCAGGCCGCAGTTGACCAGACCAAGGCTCAGACCGCTCTGGTCAAGGCCCAGACTGCGCAGGCATACGTCGATATGCAGGCGCTCGACCCCACCGAGGTGCGCCGCCGCCTTGCGTCCGATGAGGAGTTTGATGTCGAAGACATCATCTCCGAGGATGACGAGGATGATCTGTTGCAGTCGTTGCTGGGTACTGAGCCGAGCGCCATGAGCGACGTGGAAGCCGCCCAGAAGAACATTGAGCAGGGGCAGGCTCCGGGCGGCGAGGAACAGAGCGCTACCGTAGCACCTACGGCCACTCCGCCGACCACCAATGCCGATGCCGCCGAAGACGAAAACTGGGTGACCATCAACGGAACGCATGTTCTTATTGACGAGAATGGTGTTGCGCAGGGTGGAGGAAAGCTCAAAGGTATGAGCTTCAAAGATGCCAAGTCGCAAAAAGGACACTCGTCAGAAACGAAAAGCACGGCATTCTCTCCTGCGACGAAGGGACTTGATGAAAGCTATACCGGAAGTTTGGACGCAGCTAGAAAATTCAACAAGCAACTTTACGAATCACACCCGGAAGCGTTTGGCTCCGAGGATGTATTTGATGAAAATTGTCGAGCTGTATATGACAAACGCTTCGGTTCGGTGAAATTTCTATATGAAAATGCTGAGGGCGAAGAAAAAAATCTTTATAAAAAAGTTTCGTTTGAAGAATGGAAAAAAATGGACTATGAGAATCAAGCTCATTCCTATGTCGATTATGACGACTTCAAAAAATCTTATACAGATTATTATAACGAGTATGCAGAAAAAGGCAGTGTTGTTGATGGTTTGAACATTTACCATAATGGAGCGGCCAAAACCGGATACGGAAAAGCTAAAGGCGCTCGAAAAGAGCTGGACGAGAAGTATGGCTTAAGCAAGTTTATTGATGATAACCCGGACATTCATTATAGCGGCGGAACACTTTATCGTGGAGTAAAGTCAAACGCTTCTCAGGTCAAACAGATTCAGAAAGCGCTTGAATCCGGCGGAACAATAGATATGCGTGGGTGTAGCAGTTGGACAACGCAAGAATATATTGCCAAAGATTTTTGCGATAACTCTCTCAAAGGCAGTGCTTCTGCGAAACATGTCGTATTCATTGAGGAAGGAAACAAGGAACGAAATGCTATGCCGTATCCTTATTCTAGCACGGGGTTCATGATTCAAAATGAAGTACTGTACAGCGGAACCGCAAAATTCAAGCCAGTAAAAGCTGAAGAAAAGGATGGAACTATGTATGTCTACGTTGAGTCGGAATAACAATTTGGTCCAGAGATGGCTTGATGATGACGATGGTTTCGAGGTGATTGGAGTCTCAGCACAAGAAGATGCAGATACAAGTTGTGGTGTCGGCGTTCTTGTTGTGCAGGACGGCTGCTTCCTCTGCGGCACTCGCCTGAAGGACGGCTCTGTTGGTGGACCGGGTGGGCATATCGAGGCGGGGGAGTCCCCGGAAGATGCAGCCATCCGCGAAACGCAGGAGGAGTTTGGCATCACGCCGAAAGACCTCATGTCGGTAGCCTTCCTGAGCGACCTGAAACCGCCGTACTGCCCGTCCCATGTGTTCCTCTGCACGGATTTTGACGGCAGCATCCGGTGCGCTGATGGCGAGATGACCTCTCCGGGGTTCATCACCGCCGAAAAGGTGGCCGAGCTGTCCACTCAGAATCCGGAACGTCTGTTCCCGCCGTTTGCCCAGAGCATCACCGCGCTGCTCGACGTTTTATCGTCAAATCCCGGTTTGACATCGGATCTACAACAGAATAGCCTGATGCAGCAAGCCGTAAGCCTCATGTGAGGTTTGCGGCTTTTCTGCTGTGTAAGAGCGATGGAAAACCACCGCTCTTTTTCTTTGCCCGAATTTCCCATGCGGCAAAGAACAACGGCCTGTTCGAGGTGAAGGAACGCACGGGCCGGCACAACGACTGGGCCGGCACAACGACTGGGCCGGGACCCAGACGCTCATCGCCCCGAAGGGCCGGGAAACCTTCCGCCTGCTGTGCAAGGAACCGCCCGTTTTACCGCAGTTCACCGCATTGTAAACCGACATCATGGCGATTGTAAACTGGAAAAGAACCGCTTTTCCACCGCAATCACCGAAATGGTCGGAAAACGCAAAGCCCGAAATTGGCTGCTTTTGGAATATATCCACCTGTTTTTGGATAAATATTCAAAAAT